TGGTCCCCGGCTCCATGCCGGCTCCTTCCGCACCGTCGTCTCCAACGCCGGGCGGTCCTGTTCAGTTCGTCGGCGTCACCTCGTCCACCGTGTAGCCCAGGTGCTCGCCGTTCACGTCCACTGTCACGAGGTCGCCCCGCGTCTCGAGCACCGTTGCCCGGACGATGTCGGCGTAGAACGGCCGCTCCACAAGCACCGTGTCGCCCGGCGAGGGGCGGTAGTCAGATCGGTAGATCGAAGCCATGCCACGGACGGCGGCGGCGTACTCGCGGGAATGGGGGTCCATGTCGATTCCTTTCGTGTTGGGTTGCGGGAATGTACGCATGGCCACCATCTTGGCAAGGGGCCATGCCAACGAAATGAGGGGACTTGAAACGGCGTACACCAGTGGGCCAAAGGTGCCGAGCATTGGGTGGCGGTATCGCAACGTAGGGTAGCGGTATCGCAACTTCTGTCAACGGGTCAGCAACGTGGTTACGATCTTGAGCAGCACGGTGGCGAGCTCGAGCCAGAGGTCGGTGGTCATGGGTTGGGCCTCCTTGCCTAAAGTGAAATCAAACAGCGGCGGCAGTTGCCGCCCGGATCTGGGCGAGCGCCTTCCTGGCTTCGTCCTTCGTGTCGTAGGTGGCGACGCTCCAGCGGTCCTCGCCACGCTGGGCCAGGATCTCAAACCAGTAGCAGACGCCACGGCTGCGAGGGTCGGCGATCTTCTTAATGCGGTAGGTGGTGGTCACGGCGTCGTCCTTTTGTTCGTGGTGGAGTTGCCCGTCGGCCCGATTGCCGACGGGCCAGGGTGGTTGGTCAGTAGGTCATCGTCTCGCCGGTCGTCTCGTCGAGCACCTCGTCCCACGCGGCGTAGATCGCGTCGATCATCCGATCAGCGACTCCCGACACGTTCATCGTGAAGACGCCGTGCAGCATCGCGGAGTAGCCGCCGACGCCCGAGCCGTCGGTGCCCCACATGCTGCCCTTCCACGGCAGGATCGAGAGGATGCCGTAGTACTCGCCGTCGAGCTGCACGAACTGCTCGCGGCTGTGTGCCGTGAATCCCTTAGTGATCGTCACGACGTTCTCGCGGCTGCTGATCCGCCAGCCTGCCGAGCGGGCGGCGGCGACAAACTTGCGGGCGGTCGCGAGCGTCTTGGTGGTCTTGGTTGCGGTCTTCATCGTTTCGTCTCCCGGTTCGCGTTGCGTCAGGTCACAAACGCCTGACACCCACATAGTAGCAGTATCGCAACTTCGTGCAAGGGGGCTTGAGAAAGATTTTTGGGGAGCCCCGTTTTCCGGGGATTTAGCGGGATTTCTTCCGCTTGGCGGCTTTTTTCCGGCCGGTGGACGCCTTGGCGGCTGACCGGTGTCCGGCGGCCCGGCTGGTCAGGCTGCCCCGTAGGGCCTCTACGGACGCCCTGGAGACGAGCCAGGCCCTGCCGTTGACCAGCCAGCCCTCCAGCCTGCCCCCGGCCGTCCTGTGCGACGTGGGGGCACCCTTGTCGTCCTTGGGAATGTGCTCGAGCAGATCCCGCCGGATGAACTGTTGGGAGCAGCCGGCCAGCTTGGCGGCCTTGGCTACGGAAATCCAGTCGTCTTGGATGGACACGGCGATCATGCCTCAATCGTAGTTGCCGCTTTGCAACAGTCAAACGACCACCGGCGCAGGATTTCCAGTCCTCACCGGTTTTGGTCGGTTCGTTGCCCTGGCGTCCCGGCACCCCATACAGTCGAGGTGCCGGGCAGATTTCAAGCGGAGAGGGCGGGGCTTGCGATCTTGTACACATATGTACACTGGCTCCTGTCCGCCCTGTGGAGGTTGATCGATGACGCTACGAGAGATTCTGACGAAGTATTCGATTTTGCAAAACCTCACCGATCGCACGGTCGTGCTGTACGGCCACACGCTGGACCGGTTTGCCGAGCACCTCGGCCACGAGCCGACGCTCGACGACATCGACGACCTGGTGGTGGCGGGATTCCTGCGGTGGCGAGCATCCACGCCCAGACGCGGCAGGAAGCCCTCTGCGGCCTCGGTGTCCAAGGACAAGAGCCAACTCACGGCCCTGGCCAACTGGGCCGCCAAGAAGCGTTTAAGGCGTTCTGACGGGCGCGACGTGGAATTCCTGTCGCTGCCACGTACCCGGAAGATTCGCCACGCCCCGCAGGCGTATACGGCAGACGAGGTGGCCAGGCTTATCCGCACGGCCCGGAACCGCATCGGGCACATTGACGGCAAACCGGCGGCCTGGTGGTGGCCGACGCTGCTCTACGCAGCGTGGTGCTCAGGAGAACGTATCGGTGCCCTGCTCGAGCTCCGCTGGCAAGACGTGGACCTCGACAACCGGACGCTGCTGTTCCGGGCTGAGACAAGGAAGGGCCGGTCAGCCGACATCCAGCGAGCGATCACGCCGGACCTGGCAGGCATGCTGCGCCGGTTCGCCGGCGAGCCGGATGCTTTGGTGTGGCGATGGGACCGAGCCCACCATTCGCTCTGGCCCAGCCTCAAGCTGCTCTGCAAACGGGCCGGCGTTCGCGGCACGGGTTTCCACAAGATGCGGAAAGCGTCGGCCTCATACGTCGCCCTCGGCGGCGGCGATGCGACCGAGCACTTGGGGCATGCCAGCCCGGAGATGACGAGGCAGCACTACCTAGATCCCAGGATCACGAGTCCGAAGACAGCCCTGGACTACCTCCCGCCCCTGGATCTCGACGGGCCGGCGGCGTGACCCGGCACATGCGGAGCGGCCGGCAGGGGAAAGGATGACCCTGCCAGCACGCTCAACGCATGGCCCGGATCATTGGCTCTGCCGACACTCTTGGTGGCAGGCGGCGTAGCCCGCGATGTCGATGGCCGCATCGTCGGTGGCACCGGGGCCGCGCTGCCGGGCGATTTTGTCCAGCACCATCACGAGCGCCCAGTCGGCCGCCGTGAACGACGTGTTGAAGGCGGCGTTGACCAGAGCCGCCGTGCGGGCGAAGTGTTCGGTAGGTGGCCCGTACTTCCCGTGCCGGTCACGCACGGCAGCGATAGCACCGTGCAGAGCCTGCTCGGCACGAGTCGCCGCAAACCCAGGCGGCGTCCACTCCGCGTACGTCTCGCCCGGCTCCGGGTCGCCCTGGTCGAGCTTGTAGCCGATGACCTTTGGATCGTCGGCCGGCGTGGCGTCCATCCTTGATCGCCCAGAGGCGACAGCCTTCATGCGCTGTTCTATCGCTTGCCGCAGCGCGGCGTTCGCTTCTTCTACTGTCTGCACTGTCATGGTTGTCCTTTCATGCTGATCTCACCGTACCGTCACCCATCACCCGATAGTTGTGGACATCGAACGCTCCACGCTCGTGAACCGTCGCTACGGCAAAGCCCCAGTTCCAGCGATTGATGCGGGCGTACTCGGGTCGCAGGTCGCACAAGCATCCCGTTGACCAGCAGCCAGTCTCTCGGTGCCACATGTCGCTCTCGGCGTGGTTGCTGGTCCGGTGCGAGTGTCCTACCAGCACTGTCGAGAGCGTGCGTAGGAACGCACCTCGAGCCACGCTGACTGGAGCCGCCATGCCCTTCGGCAACTCGTGACCGTGGAGCACGGGAAGTTTGCCGAGCATCACGGGCCGCATGTCCTCGACCAGCGTGATGTCGTGCTTGTCGAGGTCGAGCCACGCGCCGAGCGACATGCGAGGGTCGTCGCTGATCTCGGGGCCGTGCTGGAAGAGCCAGTGCCGCCACCGCTCCTCATGGTTGCCGCTCTTGTAGACGACCGGAATGCCAGGAAACGTCTGTCGAACCCACGCCAGGAAGTCTCGCACGGCGACGAGTTCGCCCTTGAAGTCCCGCTGCTTCGGGTCTTTCATGTAGCGGCTGATTGCATAGAAATCGGCGATGTCGCCATTCAGTAGCAAGGCAGAGAGCGACTGCCCCTTGAGAAACTCAATCGCCGCAGCGACGGCGACTTCGGAGTGATACGGCACATGCACGTCGGAGATGATGCCGACCGGGCCGGTGACTCGCATGACGTGCGGCGTCCACGGCTCGGCGTGGCTGGGCGGCATCGAGTAAGTGACGCCGGCCTGTCGCTGGGGACGCCGTGTTGCCGGCTTCATCCTGGTGCGGTGCTTGTTACCGTGCACGCCGAACTGCCGGCTGATGCGTTTGCGGGCCTGCTCCAGTGTGATCGCCCCGTTCGCCTCTGCGACCAGACGCCGTGCGAGCGTGCGTGCCGGCGCGTCAGGGTGCGCCTGGGCGAGCCGGCGAGCCATTGCCGTGATCGGGTCAGCCATCACTCCTCCTTGGGCGTCACGTCGTAGAGCGTCCACAAGACACGGGCCAAGTCTTTGCCGGCCTGCTCGATCACTTCCTCGCTGGCCTGCGGGAAGATCGCGTGTAGCAACTCGTGGATGAGCACTGTCAGCCGATGCTTGCCCCTCATGCCGTCATGCAGCACGATCCGAGGATGCTTGGCCTTCCTCGTGTACGTGATGCCGTACGCCTGGCCCTTGAGCTCAGTCCAGCGGATGAGCCACCGCTCGTCGCCGCTGAGCGTGAATGTGTGGTCGCGCGGCACGGGCTTCCCTTTCGCCCGTTATCGTTGCCGGCGTGTCAAGTGATGCCGTACCACTTGGCGGCTTTGTTCACGGCCTGCTCGATCCGCTCCTGCTGCTTGTAGCCCCACTGGTTCAACCATTTCTGTCGGGCCGGGCAGCCGCAGGGCTTGCGCGTGATCTTTTGCACGAGCTCTTTTGTGATCCCGACGGCCGACAGCGTCCGCTCGACAGCGTCACCGAGGGCAAACCGCTTTCGGCGTGGTGCCGGCCGAGTCGTCCTCGGCTGCGGGAATTGTTTCTCGACCGCGATGAACTGCTCGCGGGTCAGGTAATAGTGGGACTCGTCGTGGCTCGCAGCCACGGCCTTGATCGCAGCGGCGTAGCCCGGCTGGCGTTGCTCGCGGACCGCGACGGCCGTGGCTCGCAGACGGAGTAGCGTTACGGGTTGGTCGGTGGACATTCTGTTTCACCTCCGGCTTGCCAGACCTGCACAAAACCCCCGAAGTCTGCTGCACACTCGTCGGCACGAACTGGGCCGAATGAAAACGTCAAATCGCCGTCTGTATACTCACAACAGATTTCCAGCGTGCATGGATTCGGATCGCAGTCCACGCCCTCCAGCCATGCACCGGCACAGTCCGCCTCGGTCGTCTCCGTGCAGTTGCCGTCCTGGCAGCAGGCTCCCGTCGGCGGCTGCGGGCACGGGTTCGGGTCGCACTCGACGCCCTCGCTCCACAGGCCGGAGCAGTCCGCCTCGATCGTCTGCGTGCAGTTGCCCTCGCCGTCGCAGCACGCACCCTCGGGCGGCTGCGGGCATGGGTTGGGATCACACTCGCCGCCGGCCGTCCATGTGCCGGCGCACTGCTCTTCTAGCGTGTAGGTGCAATTCCCCGTTGCAGCATCGCAGCAGGTGCCGCCGCAGGTCACGTCCTCGCAGAGCGTGTCCACGCCCTGCCAGTCTCCAGGGCAGGCACCCTCGGCGACGTTGTCCGAACAGATGACGCCCTGGCCGCCTTCCTCGCAGCATGCGCCGCACTCGCACGGGTCGATCTGCATAGACAAGGTAAGCCCGAGCCCGTTGAGCCAGTCAAGCACGTCCTGCGCGTTCGTCTCAAGCTCGTAGCCGATCGGGCCCCCGTCCACAAACGCCCAGTCGGCGTTTGGGGAAAATGTAATTGCCGAGCCGTCGTCCGAGCATCCGTTGAGCGATTTGTCGGCCGTGAGCGACCGGCCATACAACAAGAAGCCGTCGTTGTCGAAACCAAACTCCGCCCGGAAACCGATAACGTACAGGCAGGATTCGCATCCGCAACTGTCGCCCAGCCTGGGAACGTCAGAAATAAGCGCGGACAGCTTCGCGTCAATCCATTCGCCGGACGTGTTCGGCAGCTCGGGAAGTTCCGGAATGTCTTCCAGCGGAATTACTATTCCGGTGTTTTCATAATCGTCGGAATTCAGGGCGAGCGTTTGTGGCGCATACCCACCCAGAGTCACGGTCCAGTCCACGCCAGACGTCGGGCACTCGTTGCCATTGTTGGCAAGGTGCGTGCATCGACTGCACGCCGGGCAGCAGCAACACGCCTGCTCCGCGCCTAACTTGCCGTCGCGCACAACGAGTTTACCGTCCTGTATCGTCAGTGGACTCATGACGCCGTTGCCGTCGCGCAAGTCGTGATAGTGAGTTGCACAGTGGATGCAGTGTCGTCGCACAGCACGCCGACTCGCCGGCGAGTAAATTCAACAGCCTCCGTTGTCAGCGTGGCCATCGTAAAGACTTCCACGGTCTGCACCTGCATTGTGAAAGTGCTGGTCGATTGGGTTGCCAGCGCAATACCCGGCAATGTCTTGAATTGAATGCCGCATTGCGTCGTCGTGGCCGCCGTAAAGAAATCGCCACGGAACAACTGCGGCACCAAAAGGAACCACGCCGTGCCGTCCTTTCCAATTGAGCAGTCACGCTCGCTCGAGTCGTTCTCATCAAGCGGCCAAAATAGATTGGTGGC